TTAGGGCCACCAGTGAGTTCTTGAAGTGCAACTGTGTCCAAGGAGTCCAACATGTTGAACGCGAGGATGTCAACCAGTGCTGGGTCAATGTCTGAGAAGGCAAGGAGTTCCAACTTACGGGTTGTAAGAGATGCGTTACCGTACTCATTGAGTGTAACGGTAATTGGGGTTGTAGAACCGAGTGCTACTGCGTCTGGGTCAACCGTCTCAGTAAGAGCAGTCGTTGCGGCGGTCATGTCATTGTAGATGTTAAATACAATGGATGAACCAGGCATTGCTTGCTGTACTGGCTTCTTGTCCGCAAGGTCGCGGACCATAGGTTGAGCACGGAGCGCCATTTCGATGTAACGGTCATAGGCTGTTTGTACAACGGATGTACCAACCGAGGACGTTACGGAGTTATAGGCGTTTGCCATTTACGTTTATCCCTTTCGAGGGCTAGAATGGACTATCTGATTGGACGACCTGGAGTTTGGTACCCAAGACCAGTTAATGCGTCAAGTTCAGCCTTGGTCAAGTTAGGGTCACTAAGTTTGGCCGCAAGCGCTGCTTGGTCGCTTCCTGTGGTACCAGTCTGAGTAGCGGCGTGAATACGGGCTGCCGCATCTGCTGCTGTTTGTCTCTCTGGGTCTATTTGACCATCATTAGGCGAAGTGGTCTGGAAGCCGAATACATCAGCATTTTCAGTTAGCCACTTGTCAATCTGGTCTGGTGCCGTCACATCCGCAGGAATGAACTTTGCGATTTGTGGCTTGACACCCTTTGTTGCTAAAGCAGTTTCGATTTCACGAGTCCGCTCTTTTGCCTGGTATTTGGCAAGTTCTGCGGCCGCGGCATCGGCACGGTCCTTCTCGGCCTTTAACGCCTTACGAAGTTGGGCTGGACCCTCATTCGTATTTGCTGGCGCATCAGGTACCTCAATGGTGTACTCATTGCCTTCGTCATCTGTTACTGTCTTTGTTGCCATATCTGGCTCTCCCTTATTGGTTAAACGCAGGCCTAGTTGTAAATCGGGGAATAAACAACTGCTCCTACTTCCAGTCTTATGTTACGTAGCACCGACGCTGGCGGGTCGGGCAAGATTAAAATGCGGTGACTTCGCTACCGCGTAGTGAGTTTTTATCAACTCCAGAAGAACCAGAGAACTGGTTTACTTCTTGTGCTTTTAGGTGAGTAAGGTCAACTTGAGCCTGTGCTCCGCCTTGACCACCAAATGTAGCCGCAACTAATTGAGACTGTACATTGTTAGGGTCTTTGTAGATTGCCGCTAACTTCTGGTCTGTGTTAAGTTCAGTTCCAATTTGACCAAATCCCTGTTCGGCTTGAGATTGGGTTACCCCAAGAGCCGCATACTGCTCGGCTGTAGCCTGGTCGGTTGCAATGTTCTGACGGTTACCAGCAGCACCGAAGGTAGCGGCGGCTGTTTGACGTTGCAAGAGTGGCAAAGCGGTTTCTGGGTCAAGTGCGTGAGCAATCATGTCACTAGGAGTAAGCCCGTAGTAATTTTGAAGGGTCTGGGTGTAAAATGGGTCTTGGTTGGCAATGGACTTGGCCGCTGTGTTTACACGGTCTTGAAGTTCGGTTGGGGCTATGTCACCACCAATTAAGTTTCCAAGTTGTTCTTGGCTTGAATAAAACCCTGCTGGAACACCAGCCGCGTGAAAAATGTCGTTATATGAATTTTCCGTAGCAATGTAATCAGCCGCACTTAATGGCGTTAATCCGTTGGCTATACGGCCATTGGGACCGTAGTTGCCAGAGAACCGTGTCTGCCATGCTGTAGCAAGACCAGAGATTGCTGGGTCAGAATTCTTAATCGAGCCAGGGTCTTGGATAATTGCTTGAATGGTAGCGGCATCGTAATTGCTTTGTTGAAGTTTAAGTATGCCATTGCTGATAGAACCATCTGTATCAAGACCATAACCAGAAAGCGTTGACTTTAATAAGGCAAAAGCGTTCTGGTTACTTATTGTGTTATTAGCGGCATCAGTAGCGGCTGCATTTGCTGCGGCAGTTTTTGCCGTACCAGATGCCAGTAAGGCCGATGAATAGGTTGCAAAAGCACGCTGGTCTGTAAAAACGGTTCCATCTGAGGCGGTCCAGGTTTGGCTTGGGTCTGGTTTGGTAGTAGTGGGTGGTTTAACGGTGTCAACCGTTTTAGGGTCAATACCAGGGTCCATGTCTTTAACTCGTGCAGTTGTCGCCATTAGTGCACCAATCCAAATCCTTGAAGAATAGAACTGGCCGTATCCATCAAACTGTTACGAGCGTTGCCAGTAGTAAGCCATTCTGGAGTAGCCTTGATTTGACTCATAAACTGGTCAAGTGGAAGTGGGTTTGTCCCATCACCCTGTAAGGCTTTAGTAATCAATCCATTGGTTCCAGTGAAATCACCAAGAGTGAAGTTGTCTGCTGGCTTTTCAAGCAGGTTGGATGCTGTTCCAAGGTATGAACCAGCCAAAGACTGCACGCTTTCGCCATTGGCTATCTGAGCGGCAAATGGCTTGTAGAGTTGAGCGGCCTTGGTACGCATAGCGGCTTGCTCGCTATCAAGGGTTGTATAGCCTTGAGAGATAGCATCAGCCGTGCTGGTAAACCAGTCACCAGTAGCCTTGCCTTGTCCAGCGGCTCCAGTCCATTGGGATGGAAGCGTATTTGGGTTAATACCGTATTGTTGTGCGTATTGCTTGAGGCCAGCGGCAGTTGTAGCCAACTTACCTTCTGGAGTAAACTTGTCAGCCTGGGTGGAGATAGAAGCGTGAGAAGCCACAAAACGGTCAAGTGTTGTCTGGTCTGGCGTATTGCTAAAATAAGCCTGTAAGAACGTATTGGTTCCGCTGTTGCCAGCGGCGGCGGCTTTAATCTGGTCTGGGGTTGGATTATCCCCAAGTGATTGACCAAAGATAGATGGGTCATAACCTTGACGTAGGGCAGACTCTTGAAGCAACTTTAACTTATCGTTGTATTGCTGTGCCCAAGCCTGCGCATTACCATAAAAAGCAGTGTCGTAATCGCGTGTAGACTGTCCAACTTTTTGCCAATTTGGGTCCGCATGTATAGCCTGAGTAAACTTGTCAGCAGTCCAGCCACCTTTGATGGCTTGGTTAAGGTAGTTTTCCATCCATGGTGTGGCAGCAGCCCAGGCTGCAATTCCGCCATATTTTTGGATAAATGACTTCTGCTCAGCATTAGTTGTAGCGGCATCCCAGCCAGAGTTTTCGCCCATTGGCGCATTAGACGGAGTGCCTAATTGTCCCGCGTGGGTTACTTGGTCTGGAGTTTTACCACCAGTACTTTTGCCGCTAGAACTTTGACCATTGAGTGTCTGTGCCGTACCGCCAGTATTTTGATTAGCGGCAACGCCAGTTGCGGGGGTTCCAACACCCTTACTCAAAGATGCAATTTGGGCATCTATTTTTGAAGTGTCTTCACCAAATAGTACTCCGATATCGCGTTGCTTTTGCAATGCGGCCAACTGCGCAGTATCCGAATTATTTTGTAAATTTGTTGCATTTTTATTTTTAAGCGCGGTATTCTGTTGAGCAACATAAACATCGGCATTTTTCTTTAATTCGTCAATACCCTGTTGGTCATTTTGCCATTGATTATAGATAGCATTTTGTTGCTTGTACTCATTTGCCAACTTTTGGATTTCGGGACTATTTGCATCTTCACCCTGAGCAATCAACTGATTGCGTTGTTCACGAATCTTTACAATCGCCGCAGATGCGGCACCAGCCTGCTCAGCCGTATATTGACTTGTTGGGGTTGCCTCTTGAAGTTGTGTTTGTAATTGGGCAATTTGTCCCTGTAAATCTTTAACTTTAGGATTGCTTGCAGAAATTAAATTCAAATCATTTGGGTCACCATTGGGATTGAAATTTTGCAGTTGTTCCTTGGCGCGAGCAAGGCGCAAATAAATGTCATTGTAGGAAAGTGTTTGTGACTTAACATTCTTTTTATCAGCCACTAAATGACCCCTTAAACTGGTCTGCCATGTTTTGCAGAGCGTTCATGTATGTGCCAGCAATGTTGTATTGCCGTGCTTCGCCTGTACCGCGAATAATGTTTTGAATAAATGATGTTGGGTCTACACCCTGGGTAAGCATAGAACCAGTTTGCGTAAATGGTTTTGCTGTATTCTGGTCGTAATTCAATTGGCTGTGTTGCAAACCAGGGTTTGCCTTTTCAGCCGCAAGAAGTTCTTGACCATAGGTGGCAATTTCTTCTGGCGTAGCCAAACGACCAACCAATTGTTGCATAGCAGAATTAACGATAGATGCAACATCTTGTGGGGATGTTTGCGTCTCGTAAGTGGTATTTACAGTTTTTGGTTGGTAGTTAAGGCTTACGGGAAGTCCATTTGCACCAATTGAACTAGTTTGTCCATTTGCGGCGGCATACCCCTGCCCAAAGGCAGATGTGCCACTTGCAGTATTTGCATTTGGGTTAATGGGCGTATTGCTTACTTGTACCGTTGGTGTACTACCACTCATTAGGTCACCTTCTTAAATACGCCGTTAATAACATTTGCAAGTTCTGGATTTGTTACAGCAAGGTTTGTTACATAATCAAACCAAGCATTTTTAATCCGTGAATACTCTGGTGTAAACCGAAGTCCATGGTCAATGGTGTTTTGCTGTAGCAAAGCATGATAATCTGCATAACTTGCCAACAATTGCTGTATTCCAGGGGCTTGTGGGGAATTGCCAAGTTGATTCTTTGCATTTAGCGTCTGCAAATCTGTCAATGCTTTTTTGGCATATTCTGTCCGAGTTGGATTCAAATAGTCAGCATACCAAATGGGGTTACTTTCACCATACTGGGCAACAACATTTTTCCAAACAGTTGTAGCAGTATTTTGGGCAACCCGATTGCCTGTAGCCTGAGCGCTCTTCAAAACATTCTCGTAATCTGCCAAAGAAGGGCCCAAATCAGACCAACCTTTTGCAACAAATACAGATGTCAAAAAGTCTTTTGGAGCCAGCGTTTCACGAAGGTGCATCGTGAGCAATTTCTGTTCAATCTTGAGTGAATCTGGCGTTCCAGCAACTTGTGGGACAAGATAGGCTGCTCCATTTGGATTGGATGCCATAATGTTCTTATTGGTCGCCAACCATTGAAGCGTGCTATCTGCCAAAGGTAAAGCCGCTCCACCAGCACCAGATGTTGTCTTGGATGTGGTGTAAACCACGCTACGGTCACCATACTTGTCCATAAACTCTGCCGTAGCAGTTTTAAGGTCAAGTCCTTGACCACCTTGAGACTTTGGAAGTGTCATGGTTACAAACTCAGACCGCAGTGTTTGTAGGTCTTTGTTGTAGTAGTCGTTGGAAACATTTGGAGACAACGGGAGGAAGAAAGCCAAAATACCCTTAACAAACAAGTTTGTTCGGGCGTTGTGCTCAATTTTGTCCATAATGGCTTGCTGTTCGGCGGGTGGCATTTGCGCATAAGACAAAGTTCCATTTGAACCATCTGGGATATCGCCATGGTAGTAAGCCGCTGCCACAGCAGAAAGGAATGAGTTGTGAACCGTTGTTTCCTTATCATCCATTGAAAAGCCGTTATATAAATCCCGAATAGATGAATTTGGAAGTAAAGCGTTAATCCAATCTGTTGCAGGATAGCCACCCGTAAGGGCGTTATCTGCTGGAGCAAGTGCTGGGAACATCTTGGTTATTTCTGTAAGAGCCAAGTTCGCAAATGGTCCTATTGAAGAAAGTTTCATTTCAGGCAATACGGACAAAAGCGACGAAGTGCTACCAGTTACAGATGATGGAAGTCCAACATATTGTTTAAACCCAAGAGCATTAAGTCCGCGAGCAACGCTGTTTCCGAACTCACCAATGAGTGGGTAAACAATGTACTTGGTTCCATTGGAATCGGTGTGAACAAACCCTGGGTTATTAAGCCCTTGGTTAATCATCTGGAAGTCGCGAAAAGCCTGTGGATTGGTCTGAATGAGACGACCAACACGCTTTAGCGCCTGCTCCTGTGCAAAGTAGAACGGCATCACGTTACGGTGAATCATTGCA